TGAGAGACCAAAACGTTGGGGGACACATGCAAAAACATCTGTCCCCCATTCGAGTATAAACTCGTTTGGCCACGCTAATTAAATCTGTGACTCCTTGAAAACCCAGCTACGCTGGGAAAAATTCCGGAATCTCAAAAGATACAGCGTAGCCAATTCACACGCGAGCATTGCTCCAGCGTGCACCTATACGGCCACAGTATAGTAGTAGTTTTACAAATTGGTACTTCTACCAACGACCCTCGTAAGGGCCTGTAACGAGTTTAAAGTCCTCGCAGACTAAAAAGCTGCCTAAGCAGCACTAGGAGGACCAGCCTCATAGTACATCCTGGGTAATCCTGTCCAGAAATATACTTGAAAATCCTCAGCAGCAGCAACATGAAAATCCATTGCCGAATAATCATCGCCAAAAAGCCGCATCCACATCTTAAATCTGTTGATAAAAGGTTGTGGTCCAGTGTAGTTCTCCCGTTTTCCCGGGTTAAACCGATACTGTGTTTGATACGGCACCTCAAACTCAATGTTGTTGTTAATGGCATCAGTGGCATAAGCAGTACCACGAGTGCCTGAAGGTGGTGAAGCTAATCCACCAGCAATACCAACAATTGCAGATCGGGCAACTTCATCAAATGATGTAGACCCTGAAATAGCACCTTCGTTGTTCACATAACTTGAAAATGTGCTTGGATCCAAACGCTCCACATAAACTTTGGAAGAATAATTGTTATTCGTACTGGAATTGTTCCTGTCAAACAACACTTTATACCGAATTCCTCCTCGGAAACCTGCGTGCGCATATGTTATCCAATGCATCAAAACTGTGTTACAAAAGTTGTAATCTGTTGGTCCTGTTGCCGTGTCAATGGCTCCTGCGACTGCACCACGAAGAAATGGAAATGCTGACAATTCCTTAATCTTCTGGTAATAGCTAGTCGTGGTGCCACCATACCATTCTCTACGCCACAAATTGTAACGTTTGAGTAAAGGTCGGAAAGACACAATTGCCTCACCTGCAAAAACTCGATTTATCATTTCGTGATTCTGCAAAGGCATAGCCATTTGATCCGTCATCTCCTGTTGAGGAGCATTGGCTTCTTCAGTCTTATGTTCATCAGAATTGTTTGAAACTTCCATACCAGATTGTGCTTTAAAAACAAAACTCTGGAAAGAATCATCAGGAACAAATACTTCAAAATCATCAGACATGGAAACGTAAACATTAATCTCAATATTGTTACTGACGTCATTTGGGGTTGTAAGTTCATTGAGAACGTAAACACCCAATGTTCCATTTCCCGTGCTTGACTCAAATCCAAAACCTGCTGTACCATACCCTTCCGTAAAATCATCAACAGAAGGATCCAAATGGGTCAACAACGTCTTGGCCTGAGCCATACCAAGCTCCAAGGTAAAATCCTGTGTTTGCGAAATATCAACAACTTGGACATAATTCACGTTATATTCATCACCGGAATAAAATGCCGGATCATAAACGAACTTCAAACGTCCTTTGTGAAATGTTGATGCCACAATTTGAAACCTAAAACGCATCGAACCCGTCCAATACTTAAATGGCATTGTAGCCATACAGCATGCTGGAAAATGATACGCTGCTGGTGAAACACCAGTCCTGTTCCACAAACATGGATCTACTCGTGCATTCCACAAGATATCCTCGGGCGTGTCCGTCAAATTCCATGAAAAGGTTGTCAAATATGATTCACGTTTAGCTATCTCTTTGATAACCAATGGATCTTCAGGACCAATACCTGCAATGGCTGGATCAATCGTCAATTCTTGTTTGTCATCAACTGTCAACTTTAATGCGGTATCAGGCGTGGTTGTTGTGGCTAAATGCGAAATGGGTGAAGGGCGATATGGTTCTGGGTTCTTGGTGTTTGTTGGCCTGCTAAAACCAAACAATTTTGCTACACCTGCAACACCATTCGCCACACTCTCCGTTGCTAAAGCAAAAGGCCGTATAATCGGCAATCGCGAAGCAAATCCAGCTATTTTTGCCACTGTTGTCGCTGGACCAGAAATAACGCCCTTTGCATTTGCTTCATCAACTTCACTACCAGACTGAGCTGGCAAAGAAGCAATATTTTGTGAAGTGGGCACAGAAAACGAAACATCTTCAGCCCATGCAAAAACAGACACTGTAACTGCATCCGTTGCTCCATTAGCATGACGTAAATTGTTCAATGAACGAATGTACATCCTGCCCATATCTCGCCACCGTCGTGCTGGAATATCAATGTAATTTTCATGCCAAAAGAATGGCAAACACATGTCTCCTCCAGTAGACATTGTGGGATCAATAAAAATGTGAGGCAACTGCGACAATTGCGTTAGATCTTGTTGAATAGTAAAAGTCGACAGATCATCGTATGCATCAAGTGGGTTGTATCCAGCTAAGGCCCTTCCATAAAAGAAACCGTTACCATTAACAACTATCTTAACATGCAACTTTGCACGCAATAATTTGAAATTCGTCAACCTATTCGCAACTCTCTTGTTCTCGAAATAATCCTGCCAAGGATTGAAATTTTCGATTAAAGAATCTCCAGTAGCCCAAGTGTAGGTCTGAATTTTGATAGGTCTCGAAAAGAATTCCTGAAGCGTTGTATCAGCTGTATCCTGCAACATGCGAGTTGGATCCATACTAGATTTCACCTCATATGTATATTCACTATGTTGATCCTTAAACGACACATTCTGAGAAGCTGACATTGCGGGTGTCATACTAATCAAATTATCATTTGTGGATCCGGATTGGGCTTCAAACACTTCCAATTCCTGCTCTGGCTCCGCCAGAGGCTTCTTTTGCACGTTTTTTGAACCAGGACCAAAACTAATGTTGGCTTGTGCTTCCTGGAATAATTCTACAATACATCTACAATTATTACCAATCCAATTTATGTACAAACCAAGGTCCGGATTATGACACTTGGAGCGATATATTTACAAGTGGGCACGGTGAACCCGATCTCTCTCCCCAGTAGGGACCGTTACTATGTACAAAGCCTATGTCATATCCTACAAAATATATAAAGGTCAGAACAAACATGGTATCCATATATACATATCAATTTTGCTATCCATCAGATTTGAAACTGGGGGGTATATTTAACGTCCTCCCGGGACGGTGCCAACCTAAATATAAGTCAACGGTTTGTCTTGGATAATACCCAACGCAAATTCAGTAATCGTATTAAACACCTGATGCCAATCTTGATGATCAACATGTGTTCGAGCAACCTGAACAATACGTTCTGGTGTCACCAAAACCCCAACATAATGTGCTGTTGGACGCACACTGTGTAATGCTCGTACAATTTTAATCAATTGCATTGATCCTTTGGCACGATGTACACGTTTATCATTCGATTTCAATTCAACAACCAACACATATGACACACCATCAATTGTTTTCTCATATAGCATATCAATTTCACCAAAATCTGTGCGAATGAAAGGTATATTCAATCCAACCAATGGCATATCAATTTGCAAATCCAATGTAGACATCATCTCGGCTTCAGTTGGAGATTCATCTCCCGATTGCGCACCATGAACCTCTTCAAAAGGATCAATAGCACATTCAAAAAGAGCAGAATTTTCTCCAACGTACTTGTGTTTCCAATTTTGAATTCTATCATCGTATGACACATCCAATTCTGCACACATGTGATCAATTCCTGCCAATTTTGCAACTCTTGTCATTTTGTCGCGCATTTCATCATATTTTTCACGACCATGATTAAACCATTCTCGCAATGCAGTGTCGACATTCAACGCACATGCCATTTCAGGTGTATTTGGTGAACCCTTTGGTCTCATGAACATATGCAATGATTTGTACACAGACTTATCAATCAAAGCACCCAAATGTACACCAAGATCAGGGTTGTAAACACTCTTTCGTTTCAAAAACTCCCACTCACTCACAGGTAACCATTCAGTCAGCTCAGATTCTTTATCAGGCATTGTGTACACTTGTCCATACTTCGCTAAAAACAAAGAGCACTCCTTGATATTGAATTTCTCAAAGCCTGCTCTAACACAACCAATGTTGTCATCACCATATGTCATAATGGCAACAGCATCACGGAATGGAACACGCTTCTCAAAACTTTGCACTGGATACTGAGTGTAAAAGAAAGCCCTCAAATTCAAGGATCCACAAATACCATTGATAATCACTGTCAATGAATTACCACTAATATGTGTTCCTTCTGTAAGGCCAATCAAACTTCCGTTGAAATTGATGTAGGCAAAAACCAAGTCTCCTGTCATTGCTTCCATTACTCTCAAATCTTCATCTGAATAATTACAAACACGTGCAATATCAATCAAAATGCGCAATGAAGCAAAAATCAGTTGAGAGGGCAATTTCTGGTCATATTTTCCATAATCCCCACCAATGAGACGTTCGTCTCCAAACTTGTGGACATATTCATGAAATGTTTGCCATTCAGGTCCATGTGAATTAATACCAACTGCACATTCGGATACAAGTGGATTCATCTGCAAAATCCGCAAAATGGGCAAATAATATTTGCGTACGAGATACGTCAAAGACAATGCATTCCCGTAGAAAATTCTGCACTTATCCTTTGTCAAAATCTCATCCTTCTTGCAAGCTTTTGCAATAGGATATGCCCGCTCACCACGTTTGTAACATTCCTCGTTGTACCTAATCTCTTCCAAAATTAAAGGATCAAGTACACGATTAACAGGTTTATCTTCTGTCGGATCCAACTCCTCAACGAATTTACGTTTGGGACCCGATAATGGATAACCAATTGAGGTATTCAAATTAATTGCATCAAGAAATTTCTTTCCTGGTACACCATTCAAATTCTCATGGTCTGTAAGTGGACATGTGTCATTCCATAATGCACTCTTCGCAAGTTCAATCAAAGGTGCTTTGTAATCCAAAATAGCAATCTTCAACAAATCATGCTCAAAAGGAGTCGCAGGAACCGACAAATTTGCCAAACACGTTTGCCAACCATACCATGAAGGATTCATTTTTGGTCCACAATAAATATTGGGCTCATTACAAACCTCCATGATGTGGTCACTAATCACACTAACCTGCACATCACTTTTTGTAGATGCTGTAAATCCTGTACATGAACCTAAATATTCAACTTGTGAATTCTCAGGCATGTAATTCAATGGACTCTTATCATGCAATGGTTCGTTGGTCATAATATTCACACCCAAAACTTGTGCACGAAAAACACCTGCTTCACCTGATACAATAACGCCCTCTTCTTTCCGAAGGTATTTCATACCAAAAGCTATTTGTTCTTGTGTCAAAGCACCATAACATCCAACAGGTGTACCAGCAGCACCACCTAAATGAATGCCACTAATGACTGAACCAGATGTCTCAGAGACCATAACAGCCCCACACAATCCTGCAAATGTGTTCTCACTCAAATTGCGATAAACACCACCTTCAAATTCTCTGGTAATATTAATGGAATTGTGTGTCACATTATTTCGTGCACGTCCAGAATTGGCAAAACCTCGAAAATCTTTAATCTCACCATCTTTGGCCCTCCATTGCATCCTAAAAGGGTGTGAGGGCATAACAGCCAACGGAAAATGTTTTGTTAAATTCACAAAACTTCCACCTGTAGGAATATAACACAAAACTAAATCAGTTTCTGGAATGTGATGACATGCACTCAATGTCAATCGTGCAGTAAATTTTCCACCACATTTTTCCGGATACCTTTTCCGTAACGTGCAATTCATAACATCTCCAAATCTGTCGAAATAATGTCGTGGCACCAAAATTACATTACTCGTAATAAACAATGCATTCATAGCGCCATTATTACCATCTTCCTCATGAATACTACCATAAACCAAGTTCTTCTGCACAAGCGTGTGCAATTGGTTCGCAGTTGTAGTCTTGGAGATATCTGAAACAGGTAATGCTCTCTGTGTAACTTGTGTCCAAACATTGGATTCACCGTCACGTTCATCAATTTCAGCTTTTGTTTTTGGTTCCAAAGAGCCTTGTGCAGCATATGTTGTCTTGTAAGTTCTTGCCAACATATATAATATGCCAACTCCACCTGCAATACCACATGCATAATTCATGACTCGACGTCTGTGTTCATTCTCAATAGCATCCAAAACTCTTCTTTGGCGTAACTCGTCAAAAGTGTCACGCTGAATTTTGTAAGGAAGCCACAAAATGTACAAACTTGCAAAAATCCAAGATAAACACACGAAAATCACATTCACAATAGGATGTGTGTAATCATTAAATAATGCATTCACAACTGAAACAAATGCCAGACTAACGTGTGTACACATCATTGTGCGAAATTGTTGTTTGAAATAACCATAATTCAGAAAAACGTAAATCAATCTAAAAATGGACATTTCAAATATCCAATCTGGAACATAAGACAGCCACCAAACATACGCATCAAATTGGCGCGCTTGTTGTAGCAATTCATTTGTCTCTGGATTTGTCAAACGTGGAATAAAACGATCAAGGCCAAATTGTGCTTCACAATGTGTTGTACAATAACCTCTAATCTGCTTACATCCATCAACTCCGCATTTTGCAACTTCATGTTTTGCGTGCTGGCCCAATTCGAGCTGAGCTTGTTGCTCACGATGCAATTGAAATTGAACATTCAAGAAATTCATCAATTCATTCATCGAAATTGATTGCATATTCTTACCTTTCCACTGAATAATCTTGTACTTAGCTAAATGCTCACCCTTGTCGGGTTTTTCTGGTTTCTTAACATCAAATTCCCATACATCATGGTAAGGTGGTGGATCGTAAATCCCATCAACTGTGTGTGATTCAATCACCTTTGTTGTGTCAATTCCGGAAGGTCTTCCTGTAGCATCAATTGCCTGAAATTCCTTCTTGACACGCACTTCAATTGTGTAATGCATACGACGCTGAATAGAAAACGGATTATTGGAATACGTGTATGCATCCAAATTTTCAACATTTGTGGTCAAGGAAACCAATTCGGGTTCAACCCAAACTTTGCCCTTATTTGCTAAATCAGCCATAGGTGGACTGAAAGGTACATTGTTACACACCTTAATAATCACATCACATGGTGAATTCTCAACAAATTCCGATTTCGTGTTCGCATGGTCATCGAGCTTCACTTCAAGCATATCGGAACGAGCACCATCCCAATGTTTTCTTCCAGATACATGGGTGTATTTCCGACCATCCTCAATTGGTAAATCGTTTGCAGAAAATAAGTAATGTGAAACTTGTTCACTCACCATGGACTTCCCTACACTGCTATCACCAAAATATGAAATGCAAAAAGGAGCTCTTTTAAAACCTGAATTGACCTTAATCAAATTGAATTCACCAATAATACGAACAAGTTCGCGATATTTGTCTTCCAATAATTTCTTGTCAATGCCACGCAAAACAGCAATCTTACTCTTGAATCGAGTTGCAAGGGACTCCAAACTATGATACAACTCATGTTCAGTCATTCCCTCTCCCAATTTCACTAGGTTTCCATTTTTGTACAAATTCCATTTTTGAATAAGCTGCGTGTACACAACTTCCATATGTATGGAATCGGAACTTCCTGTGAAAAGGGGTCGAATAGAGCCTAACTGCCAACTTCTATAAACATTCTCTGCAAAATAAATAATAACATCACAGATAGCTGTTGGCAAATCGCTTGCTCTCTTCGTAAGATAATGAACATCGGGTTCCAAAATCTTGTAATTCCCAAGACTAAATGTCAAGGTGGACACATTGCAAACACCTGCAATGGTCAACAGTCCCAAAACACGGGAAAATTGCTGGAAAAAACCACTAGATGTAGCACTGTACCAATTGTCTCGTGTTGTCTTTAAAAAAGACAACCAATCAGGTTCAATGCCATTTTCTTCATCATGATCTTCAATACCAGCTTGTGCTGTAGGCACAATGATGTCTCTAATGTATTTAATTAAAACAGACGAAACTGAACTGTCAAATTTAGAACGCACATACAAAAACAATGAGGATATAACTCCTTTCATGCTCTTTGCGTCTTGAATTGACATATACAATGCCGCCAAACCTTCTGCTTCTTTAATAATATCATCCGAACAATGGATGCCACATCTCTTGGCGAGGGTGTCAATGATCAAAGAAGTAACATCAAAATCATCAAAATCAACAAACTTCACTAAAGTCTCAAGTCCAAATTGAGCTTTGTGAGGTTTTGATTTCTTGTGTTTACGTGTGCGTTCATTTTGTTTCTTCTTCTTGTACGTCACACGATTTGTGTGTTTCACATCAAATAATGCGTCAAAATCGCATTCATCATTAATATTGTGTGAAATTTCTCTCGCAACTACCTCTGGGGCAGTGTTTAAAGAGTTTGTTCTATGGTTTACGTCTCTTCCCTCGACGATACGGGTTGGTGTCTGTACATTCGACACGGTTTCTGTATTAGCAAGTCAAATTTAAACCACACACTGACTCAGGTTATGTGGTCGAACAACTTTGTTTTGTTTTCCGAATTAAATTCGGTACAATCGCAAGCGTCATATCAAGTGCACCATTCGGTTGTTATGCACACTCTCAATGCCGTAATCAATACGATCATATGTGTCTCTTACCACTTAAGGCTTGAAAATAAATGCCATCATAATGATGTACATAATTCAAATTCAAATATTCGACGAGTACTCAGGTCTCACACTCGAACATCTAATTCTAAATAAATGTAATCAAAACAATATAACAAAAATCTCCACTAGTCACACAATGACTAGTAAAACAATGAAGATATAAAGTACAATCTTCAGGCTGAGGAGCAACTCAGCCAAATTTTCCCTACTAATGAAAGCAGGACATGGACTATCACTTGTACAGCAAGTGAGAACCATCGTTTAGGTTTCCATAAAATACATGGGTAATCAATTTCGGGCCAAAAGGCCAGAGGATGATTAATCCTAGGATAAAGTAGTGAAAAGATATCTATAAAAGCTAGTAATACTTGTGCAAGGTACGTATACTCAATACACAAGTCACTTTTCTTCTATAGTGCAAATAAATGCTAACTACCTTAAAACTCTCCTGCAACGCAAATGC